TTCCGTATGGTCGTCGTGCTGAATTTGCCGGTGGCGAACCACTCATGGATCCACAACATTATCAAATATTAGATATGTTAGTTCCATATGGCCATCAAATTGAAATTAAGTATGCCACTAACTTAAGTGTCTTAGGTATAAAAAAAGAAAGAACAGTTTGGGATTATTGGCCAAAATTTAAAAATGTAGCAGTAAATGTTTCATTAGATGGAGTTGGTGATGTATATGAACATATAAGAGGAAATGCAAATTGGAATAATGTAGTTAATAATATAAAACAAATACAAACTATTCCAAATATTACTAGAATTGTTGGAGCAGTAGCAGTTCAAGTTGGAAATGTATTAATATTAGATAAGATGATCGAAACATTCTTAGATGATTTAGGAATAGTATTTTATACTAATATGGTTAACTATCCTAAAGCATTATGTCCGCAAGTACTTCCTAAGGAATTAAAAGATCTAGCTATTTTTCGATTAGAACAAATTAAACTAAAAATAAAAGATTTTAAACTAGTCAAAGAAAATCCTTTATTATTAGAAATAACTTACGGACAAATAGAAGGAATTATAAATTTTATAAATGCTAATGATCAAAGTTCTTTATGGAAAGATTGTATAGAATTTAATCGTCGATTAGACAAGAGTCGAAACCAATTACCATTTGAAATGGTAAATCCGGAATTTAAACCTTATGTATAAGATAGTTAATAGATGGAATCATCAAGATACTATTAAAGTAGAGTGGAATCTAGGAAAACGATGTAATCTAGATTGTGCCTATTGCCCAGAGTATATACACGATAATCATAGTCCACATACTGACATAGAAATACTTAAACGCACAGTGGCTGTTTTAAATGCGTTAGATAAGCCTGTGCGGCTAAGTCTTACAGGTGGTGAACCTAGCGTTCATCCCCAAATAGAAGAGTTACTAGAATCTATAAACGCTTCTAATAATATTGTTTGGTTAAGTATAACTACTAATGCTACACGCACAGGAAAATGGTATGTAGATCAATCAAAATATATTGATCAATATGTATTCAGTTTACATTATGAAAAGAATAGTAAGACATCACTCGAACATATTATAGCATTCCATTCTGCTAAAACTGATACAAAAATTCTAGTCCATATTATGGCCCATCACAAATATATGCAAGAAGTAAAAGGAGGAGTGTTTTCTTGTAAAGCATTTGAAATTCCGTATGTTATTAGACGTATACGATGGACTGAAGGAAATCATGATCTGTTTGATGATATGAGATACGATCATTATGATTTACAATGGATTAACAGATCAACTAAGACAGCAGAACCAAATTGTATAATTGATAACGATGACTTATTACATGCCAACGATATAATTAAATCTCATATGAATCAATTTAATGGTTGGACGTGTAATGCTGGTATAGAAAGTTTAATGATCAATTGGGATGGTGAAGTACATAGAGCAACTTGTAGGGTTGGAGGAAGTTTAGGAAATATATATGATAATAATTTTATAATTCCTAAAGACCCAATTATTTGTAGTAGATACTGGTGTACTTGCGAAGCTGATATACCTTTATCTAAATGGAAATAAAAAATGAGGATAACAAATTTAGACACTAAAAAATATAAGAGATTTTTTGCATTTGGATGTAGTTTTACAAATTACATATGGCCAAGTTGGGCAGATATTGTTGGTCAAGATATTCAACACTATGAAAATTGGGGAGTTATGGGCGCAGGAAATCAATTTATTTTTAATTCAGTAATAGAAGCAAATCAAAGATATAAGTTTACTGACACGGATTTAATAATGATCATGTGGAGTATTGTTGGTAGAGAAGATCGTTATCTTGAAAATCAATGGTCAGTTGCTATTCAATGGAAGGAAGAAAAAATATATGAAAAATGGTTAGAAAAATATGGTTCAGATATTAGAGGATTATTAATTAGAGATTTAGCAATTATTCGATCAACGCAAATAATTTTAGAAAATTTATCATGTGATTGGGCAAATATGTTACTTAAACCATTAGCATCAGCTAATGATAAATTATTATCTATAGGTTTAAAAGAAATGAACAAAAATCATCTTTGGAAATATTCTCCAACACTTACAAACATATGTAAAGATTTACATAATGGAATAATACACCCCGATCTAATGAATACCGATGTCCTTACTTTATATAAAGATGTGTTTATTAATATGTGTCTTCCAATTTCAACTGTTGTGCTTGAACATTCAAAAACTCCATTAATACGAAAAAATAATAATGATTTACATCCTACACCAATAGAGGCATTGGAATATTTAGATAAATTGTTTGAAAATAATTTAAGTAACAATGCTCGTATGTATGCAAATCAATGGAATAAAATCGATAAACCTGTTACTAGGTTATAACTATTTTTTTTGTTTAGAAATATGTGTCTCCGGAGCGCACCAACATGAATTAGATTCACAAATTACAGGAACTGGGTTTAGATCAAATTCATTTATAAAATTCTTATCTAAAATATTATAATATTTGTTATATTTAAACAATTTAATATTACATGTTCCTGTAATATTACCAGTCCAGTTAATATAAATCCTTTCTAATGCAATATTACATTCCCATCCTTTAAAATGATTCCAATCATTAATAAGATAAGTTCCAGGTCTTGATCCTTTACGCCTGCCGTTATTTAATATTGCTTTACTATTAAAAAGTTTAATTGCATCTTTAATTAATTTTCTATTTTTCCAAAACCAAATTAAATTTGGAATACGCTTAAGATCCCATTTTAAGTATTTCAATTGTTCTTCTGTATAAATTGGTATTTTATCTCCAATTATCTTTCCTACACTGATAAACCAAGAATTTTTACTATTTTTTTTCATATAATTAATATCATCTAATCCTTGTTGCCAATAAGCAGTATCCATTAACACGGTTACATTTGTTTTAACACCCTTAGAATGCAATATATCCGCAACCTTAATAATATGATCAACATTACCTTGTTCTAAATGATGTGTTAAACTAGCATTATCCAAAATATGTCCATATTTTTCCCACCATCTTAATGTTCTACTACCATTTGAAATTAAAGAAAAATAGACATTATGGTTTTCTTTAATCTTAGAAATAAACAATCCTAGATCTTTCCAGATAGTCGGTTCACCGCCAGCTACTACAAATTGAAATTTTGTTTTTCCTAATTTCTTAGTATACTGATCCATTAAATATCTAAAATTATCTACAATTAAATCTAAATTTTGAGGCGTGCCGTGTGTTCCGGCATTGCTTCCTGGAAAACAATATCGACATTTGAAATTACAAACATTTGTAGGATCCCATGCTATTACTAACACATCAGGATTAGAAGTAGAAGTTATTTTAGTTGGGCTTATCATAATAAATGTTCTAATTCAGGAAAAATATTTTTAGAATTTGTATTTCTTATACTATCTAAGTTATTAACATATTCTTTAAACCCAGAAAGTAAATGAGAATGGTCTTCGGACATAATAAATTTTAAAATACCTTCCCATCGCTTCCAACCGTATGGATTATCTTTCCAAAAGTTATCATCTTGTCTATAATTGTCCCATAACCATTTTTTAAAATCATTAAATTGATTTAATATTTCTTCTTTATCTTTTTTAGGTAAAATTCTAGCACTTAAGAAAGTAGGAATGTATATTAAATGTAGATTAATAATTCCTCCGCCTGATTCGTATTCATCTAATTTAAATTTATTAATTTTTTTATATCCCTGTAATAATTTCCATTTAGCAAAATCTATAATATGTTTAATATTAAAAATTTGAACAGCACAAGCAATAGAACAATGAACATTTTCTGGTGACGAATCCATTAACCATAAACTTCTTTCAATATCTTTCCAGCTTGCTGGATAACGTATGTAATGATTTTTATCACCTATAGCATCTATACTAAATGCATATTTTACTTGTTTAAATTGAGCCCATATATTAATAATATCGGTATTAACTAGTATTCCGTTTGAATTATATCTTAAACTAATCTGTTTCGAATATCCACGTTTAATAATTTCATCTAAAAATTTACGATGTTCTTTAATCATTAAAGGTTCACCGCCTGCAAAATATATTTGAGTTATGTTAGGAATTTGATCAAAAATATCATCCCAAAATTCATTTTTTTCATACCACACATTATTAAATTTCTTTTTATCAAATCCTATTTGATTTATTACATCTAAATTTTTTGTTTTCTTAACTAATTTATCATAATCTTGTAACCAACGACTACTATCATGTGGACTACACATAACACATTTTAAATTACAAGTATTTCCTAATCTTAAATCAAGATATCGAATTATTGGAGGAACCTTTCCGGTCTCATCTGTGTCACTAATAAGTTTAGAAAAATCTAACCCATTACGATTCCATTCATACATTTCCCATAATCGTTTACTTACGACTCCTTTTGATTCTTCTTCAAAACATTTAGTGCAACTAGCTGGAATTTTACTTTCTAACATTGTTTTCCTAACATCTTGCATATATTCATTATTAAATGCACTTATAGGAGTATCTTTTCCAAAATTAGCCGGAGATCCATTTTCTGTTTTAACTAGTCCAATAGTATAGTCGCCTGTATCTGCTCCGCTAGCATTTGATCCGCAACATAATCTAGCATCACCGTTAGGTCTAGTAGCTATATGTATCCAAGGTAAAACACAAAAAGTAGATGAACCTGTTTGATTTTTTATTGATTTAATATAATCATTAATTTGATTCATTAATTACTTCTCTTGATGTATATTGATCGTTAGGAGATGAAAAAATTTCAGGAATTGATCCACATGTTCGGGCGCAGGTGATTAATTTATTTTTATTCCAATAATCATGCCAAACTGTCTGATAAGCATCACTTTCAATAATACTTTTTAAAGAATTATTAAATCCAGAAAGAGCTACAAGACTACCTAAAGAATCAACCAAATGACTATATTGATTTAATATTTCTTCTTTAATTAATGCAAGTTCAGAACGTTCGTTACTAGAGTTATATGGAATTAATCCTAACCAACAACACGGAAACACATTACCTTGGGCAGTTACATATATTTCTTTTAAATGGAGAGCGTAACAATCTATCTTTGTTTTATCTAAAATTATTTTATAATTGTCAATTATTGATTTATCTATAATTTTTATATTACTATCAGTGCTAGGTTCAATATAATATTTTATATTTCTATCCTTGTCATAAACTGGAAATTCTTTATCAATTAAAAATCTAGAACTATCTTTCATAACAAATTGTTTAAATCCTAATGTTCTAGCTATTTGTCTAGCATCATCTACTTGATGTTGATTATGTTTAAATCTTATAAATGCCCATTCTGCTACACCTCCAGCATCAATAAACGCTTTAGCATTTTCTATAATTTTTTTATAATTAGTTCCTATCCTATAAATGTGATTAGTGTCCTCTAATCCATCTATAGCAAAAACTAAATTATGATTTTTAGGCAATGTTCTAGCTAATTCTTTCCACCAAGATATTGTGCGTAAGCTACCATTAGTATGAATTATAACTTGTATCGTTGGAGTTATTCTAACTGTATATGATATCATTTCTAATAAATTATTATTTAAAAGTGGATCACCGTAATTTCCACAAAAATTTATCATACGAATTTGATTAATAACTTCTTTAGAAATTACCTTTGTATAATCATCTAAGGACCAATCAGTTAAATTTATTAAAGGATTCTCAACTCCTCCATGTATATTTCGAATACACATCGGACACTTTGCTTGACAATTGTTTGTTATTTCTAAATGAATTTGATTTAATTGACTAAATTTAAACATTTTTAAAATTTATCTAAATTGATATATTGATCTTTAAATTGGGCAATCGTTGGTTTGTTAAATTTACCACACATCCTTGAGCACATCAACGGAGTATTCTCCTTAAATCCTTCATTCCATATTGATTGCCAATTTAAATTATCAATGATATCTTCTATAGAGTATTTAGATAAATCTAATGCGGATAGCCCACCAAACAGATTTAATTTAGATAATAATGATTCTAAATTGTCTTTTTGAAAATCATAAAGGATATCTTCAGGATTAATGTAAATGTAAGGAACAGAAGCCAACCAAGAACACGGCCATAAATGCTTATAAGCATCGATATATATGCTTTTTATTTTTTCTGCTTCACATTCTATACAGGCATATTTTATTATTTCCTTATAATTTTTTATAGTTTCTTTATTAACAATGACTGGTTTTTGATTACTAGGAATTTCTAATTTATAAGATAAATTTCCATTTTTATCTAAGACATCAAACCACGGATCACCTAAAAATCGAGTTGTTTGTATTTCGTAAAAGCTATTAAATCCTAATTCTTTAGCTAAAATTTTACATTCTTCTAATTGATGTTCATTGTGTTTAAATGTAATAAAATTCCATCTTGCTTGTCCACCATTTTTTATAAAAATTTTAGCATTTTCAATTATTTTTTTAAAACTTGTTCCTATACGATAAAGATAGTGAGTATCTTCTAATCCATCTATACCAAACTGAATTAAGTGATCTTTTGGTAAAACTTTTGCAAATTCTTCCCACCACAAAATAGGCATTGCGCTACCGTTGGTATGCATAACAAAGTTTATAAATGGATTATTTTGATTAATATATTTTACTATATGAATTAAATCATTGTTTAGAAGAGGATCTCCAAAATTACCGCAAAAATTAATATGTTTTAATTGTTTAATAATCTTTGGAGTTAATATATTTTTAAATGATTCTAAATCTATGTTAGTTTTTTTTATATAAGGATTAGGTAATCCTCCATGAAAATTTCTAGCACACATTGGACATTTAGCCTGGCATGCTGTAGATATTTCCACGTAAACTTTTTCAATTTCGTTAAATTTATACATTTTTATATCCAATAAGCATATATCTATTATATTTAGGCAATTCAAGTGTATCTGATGAATAAATTTTAATGTTACTCTGTTCTATAAATTCTTCTAAATCATTAGCACATCGTATATGTTCATCTAACTGAAAATAATCATTACTTTGTAATACTATAATTGATCCGTTTGGTATTTTTTTTAACCATTGATTGTATGTCTCTTGCGTAATATGTTCACAACTTGTGTTAATAACTATATCTGGAAAAAAATCATATTGATACTCATCCATTGGACAAGTTATTGCTTTAAATTTTCCAGATATCTCTTCTATCTTATTCATTGTTCTAGCAATTTCATCACAATGAGGATCTATATCGATGGATACTATCTTATTTGTTCTTATAGAAGATTGAAACAATAAACTTGCTAATACGCCATTCCATCCCCCATGTATTACAATGTTATTTTCAACTGAAGAAACATGTGCTGTTAAGTGGTCAATCAACCAAAGTTTACTTTTAATTTGCCCTTTCCAAAAACTTTCAAGGGTTCGTGATCTATCATTGCTATTACGAATAGCATCCATCCAAAATAAAATATGGTCTATATCAATCTGCATTTTGGTATCTTTGAATCTGCCGAACTAACACAACTATTAGTTATACAAATTTTAGATTCATTAAAAAGTTTAAATCCGTCAATTATTGATCCCAAAGACTCATCATGACAACTATAAGATCTTTTAACTTCATTTCCTCTAATTATCATGCTTTGATACCCGCTATTACATTCCCAACCACTAAATTTATTAAATCCAAATGCATTAAATCTTTCAGCTTGATCAAAATCATATTTGTTTCCTTTAGAATCTTTTAATTCAATTTGATAAACAGCATCGTTATTAAAATGCTGAGGGAAACCAGTCTGCATAAGATTAATCATTTTAGAAGTATATCCTTGGACTATTTCTGTAGCAGTAGAATTACTTTGAGGTTTTAAAGTTACAGGTATACCTCGTTCATGAAATCTCGCACAACGATCATAATATTCATTAAATCTATCAGGAACCATTACTTGATTAATTGTTACATATATTTTATTCTCAATAAGAAATAAAAGTTTTTTACTAAATTCTTCTTCATTAGCAAATTCTGAATGAAAACTTGCTGTAATGCTTGCTCTATCTAAAAGTATTAACTTGTTAACTAATCTCTTCCACCATTTTAATCCTGGACTACAGTTGCTAGTCATATGAAAACTTTGATATTTAGGGGCAATGTCATTAGAGTAATGATCTATTAGATTTAAAAAATCTTTATAAGCAGTCGGTTCTCCACCGCTAAAACTAAAATGAAAATCTGTAAATCCATTTTGTCTTGCTTGTCTTTTAATCTCATCGATAGTTTTTTTATAAAGATCTAGATTATAATGATCAACTTTATCACTACGAGCATAGGGCCAACAATATGAACAATTATAATTACAAAATCTTCCTAGAATCCAGCTAACAGAAAATAAGGGGGTATTTAACATAGTTTTTTGACCAAAACTAGTTATATCTTCCCAAGGAATATTTTGAAAATCAGAGTTTATTAAATTCACTAGTCAACCATTCCCAATCATTAATCTTAGATAACATCTCAACATTTCCTTTATTAGCAATACCATATTCTTTACCTTGATTAGCACCTAAGATAGAATATTTGCCAAAAGGTTTTTCAGATCCTATAGTACACCATATGGTTAATCTTTGATCTGTTTCGTCAGTATCTTGGCGATCTATAATCTTACTAGACAACTTTACACATTCTCGAAATGCAGATTTCCAAGTATTAAATGGATCAGTATTAAAACTTGTTACATTTGATATAGCATCTAATATTTTAAAATTGTCACTAATGCTAGTAGTCATATCAGGTTTTGATAAATCCATCTTTCTAGTTAAAAACGTAGGTAAAAGTTTAACCCCACCATATCCATATACTAATCCATTGATTGGATTTTCGCTGCGTAAAACATGTACAGTGTCTAGATTACATTTATCTACTCTGTAAGAGAAATTAAAGTCTTCTTTAATTATAGCATCACCATCAACTACCCAAAACATTGGAGTAGAAGATAATTCAGCTGCGACAATATGTGCTTGATGTATTCCTTTAACTCCATGAACTCTTTTAACATTTGAAAATCTATTTTTTATTTTTTCATAAGTTTCGTCAGCATTAGGCTCATCATAACTTATAAAGATAATATCATAAGGTTTTGGGTTACTAGCTAATATATCAACTTCTTTTCTATTGATAAAAAATCTATATTCAAATTCTCTTTTAGAAATTTGAGCATTTTTAGGAATTAAGCACACGCCATCATAATGATCGCCATTTTTAAAAATATGTATATATTGTTGACTTCCACTATCTGGCTCATATATAAAATCAAATGAATTTAATACTTCAATATCATTCCATATTACCCAAAAAAATCTACTAAGTGATTTACGGTTAGCCTCTTCTAAAGAATAAGATTTTTTTATTAATGGAAATTTTCTTCTTAATAAATCTAGGTTAGAATCATTATTACTATCTTTTAAAATATAAAAAATATCATACATCTATTATATATTCCGTAGTAAATATATTGTTCAAAACATAAAGCGCATCACAATTATCTTTAAATTGTTCTCGATAACCCAAAGAAATCATTAAATTTTTAAAATCTATATATGTATTACCAGTTTTATACATATGAAATTCTGATATCTCTGCCCAAATAAACTTTGGTCTAATATAATTGTCTAACTTATTAAAAACTTTAAATTCTGCACCTTGCACATCAATATGAATTACATCAGGCACAACTGTATATTTTTTACAAAAATCGTTTAGTGTAATACTATTAACATCATAAGGAGTTTCCCAAACCCAACGAGTACTAATTAAACGTGGTCCGGGCTCACATATACTTCCGGACCAAGGCCATTGAATTCCGTCAAGTTCCAAAGATGGATAAAATGTTAGAACTCCTGTATTGTCAGAAATAGCAGTATGAAAATAACGTATATTATTAATTAATGCTTTTTCTAAATTTTGAGATCTCCATATTTCTGCACATTCAAAAGCATAAAGAATTCCTTTTGGAAATTGATTTTTAATATTAATAGTGTCTGTCATATCGGCACACCCAATGTCAAATATTATAGGTGTATTATGGATATTTTCAGTTAACCAATTTAGATTAAAGTTACTCATTCTTCATTCTTCATAATTTGTTGTCTAATCCAATTATATGTTTGAATTAACCCAAATTCAAGATTCTCTTCTGGAGCCCATCCAATAGTTTCTTTAATAAGTTTATTATGACTATTACGTCCCATTACTCCTAACGGTCCTGAAATATTATTGATTATAATTTCTTTTCCATCAATTTTTGCAATTAATAGTGTAAGATCATTAATACTAATCATTTGCTCGCTACCTAAGTTTAACGGAAAGTTACAATCACTATCCATTATTCTATGTATACCTTCAATGCATTCGTTAATATATAAAAAACTACGAGTTTGTATTCCAGGACCCCACACATCAACAGTTCCGTTACTTTCAGCTACTTTACGACATAAAGCTGCTGGCGCTTTCTCTTTACCATTGTTCCAAGATCCGAAGGGTCCAAAAACGTTATGTAGTCGAGCAATACGAGCTCGGATATTATAATTTCGAGAAAAGCTCATATATAATCTTTCACTAAATAATTTTTCCCAACCATACTCCGAATCAGGATTTGCAGGATAGGCACTTTCTTCACTTAACAGTGGATTATCTGGATCTTCTTGATTATAACTTGGATACATACAAGCCGAAGAGGTGTAAAATATACGGGTAATACCCTTAACGGTCATTTCATGTAGTATGTTTAAATTAATCATTGCAGAATTATGAACGATATCAGCATCATGATCTCCAGTAAAAATATACCCTGCTCCACCCATATCTGCGGCAAGTTGATAAATTTCATATATATCACTAGTTAATAACGATGCTATATTAGTAGGATCTCGTAAATCCATAATGTAAAATTCATCAGCATCCGTTTCTTTATATTCTGGATATTTTAAATCGGCGCCGATTACGTAATACCCTTTTTCTTTTAAACTTTTTACTAAATGACTACCTATAAATCCTCCCGCACCGCATACAACTACTTTTTCCATATTATTACCTTTTTGAATTATGTTTTGATATTTCAATTAAGATATCTTCAACGGGTTGATAGATATTATGATATATTTGTTTATTATTTTCAAAAAGATATTTATCAGTAACACGCTGTCGCATTAATTGTTTGTTATAAACCAATGTTGGTTTCATTTCTTCTCGAATACGTCTTAACTGATCTAATGAAAATTGACTTAATCTTTTTAATTCATTTACAATAAATTTTATACGATCAATCTCATTATCTATATTATCATAGTCTTCATTAATCCATTGAGAAAAAGTTTTAAATCCTTGAGATTTTAAATATGATAGCATACCTTTGCTAGATAGAATTATAAAAGGATGCCCAACAATAATACTACGCCAAGTTTTTTCACTACAAAATAATGTTCCTTCATTAGTTAATGTTTCAGTAACAACAGAAATAAAAGTTTGATCGTAATTTTTTAAATCACCAACACTACTTTTAATATTAGTATTATCACAATCAGCTACAATTGGAGATAAATTAAATAATTCTTTAACATTATCATAATAATCTAACTGATCAAATTTTCTAAATATATTCTCAAACCATTGAATATTGCTATCCATTTTATTAAAACTATTAATTCCTAAATTAAATAACTTTTCTTTCATTAATATAGAAAGCAGCAATACTCTATGAAATCTAGGTTGCCTATTGTAACTTAAATATAAGTAAGGCGATAATTCAATAGGATTAAACTCACTTACACTACTAGGATAATTATCAATGTAATTCCAACACTCTTGTGTAGTTACAGGATATACATGATACGAACACCCTTGACTAATTGCTCGTTCTTTAGATAATAAATTACCGTGAATATAGTGTACAGAGTCAGTGGAAATATTATATTCGTTACACCAATTTTCTATTATCAAGAAATCAAATTCTTGTGAAATACCTTTAATGCCACTCATACCTTCAGTAGAATTAACAAATACTAATTGACAGGTGCCATTACGAATATCGTCTAAAACTTTAGCACTAATAAATTTAAATCCAAATTTTTTATTATCAATAAAATAAGTAGTACTATATACACTAATAATATAAAGATAATTTTCATTTATTTCAGAGATAAGTTTATATCTTATACAGTTATAATTTGAATTATTAAGTGAGTAGTATCCAGATAGATCACCTTCTCCAAATGTAGACTGAAACATATAAGATCCTAATGTTAATGGATATTTTATTAGTGAGTCTTCTTTATAATAATTTGGATTACACGAGTTTGGTAAATTTACTCCAGTATGTGGATCAATAGGTTCAATTCCAGCAATAATTTTCATAGTTTTTTCCATTTGTTATATGTTGTGTGCATTTCTGGAAAAGTATTTAGAAAGTTAGTGCCTCTTCGACGGTCGTGCTCGTCAACAAAATTTACAAAATCTTTCCTATTAATAATAGAATATTCATTTATTGGATTGTTCTTAGCTATATTAAATATTCGCTTTAACTTATCGGCTTCATACTCTGAGAATCCTCTATTAGCTGTTCCCATCCAATTTTTATTTTCTAAATGTTCATAAACATAAGTTACTTGATCATATACCATTTGTAACATTTCAGGTTCCATTATAAAAATAGTTTGATGTGCAGGAAATTTTAAATATGGAATATCTAAAAATATAGGATTATGTGTGTTATAAATTCCATACTTTCTTTTAATTTCCAATATATCATTTAAGAATTTAGTATAAGAAGTTAAGCTTAATATATTGTATGTGCTCATTACTGTAAAACTTATAGTCGGTATAGCATCAAATACCTTATAAATATTTGATAACCAAAGATCATAATCCATACCAAATCTTATATATTCTGCTTGTCTACCATGTGCTTCTGCACTAGTAAATATCTTAAATTTCTTTACTTTCTTTTCATCTACAATTATCTTAATTTTTTCAATAAATTTATCCATTAGATCATCTGGAGGACACATATTTGAATTAATTGAAAAATCTAAATTTGGATTTGGATTTTCAATTATATAATCTAAAACTTTAAAGGTATTTTTATTTAAAAGAGGTTCCCCTCCGGTTATACGAAAATGTTCTACAGAATTATAGATTTTTGGCCACCATTCCCAAAATGCATCAACATACGGATTAGGTTGATTATTTGGTATTGGCATCATATCTTGAGATACAATCCAACTTAAATTATTAAAAGAGGTGCTTGTTGGATAAGCTCCGTGCTGTTGTATTTCTTCCATCCATTTAGAACTTATGTGAGGAGCGCAATAACTACATTTAAAATTACAAACATTTCCAAAACTAACTTCAACATAACTAGGAGCTACATCATCATCCCAAGGTTTCTTTATTATATCTGGAATATAAGGAGCAGCCCACTTATCAGCTGATTTAAAAACTCTATCACTTAATGATTTGCTAGTATCTTCTACCTTCCAACAATAATCACATTCGGTTGGCCTGGCACCGTCTAACATCATTTTTCTTTGTTCTTTTTTATGAGAAGTATTATGCAATGCTCCTGGATTTTCAAATAGTTCATTAATCGGAACCTTATGTGTTCGTGGATGATGACAACTATGAGTATGCCCATTCTGCAAATGAATAGTTACTTGTTTCCATTTAGCCGCACAAAAAGAACTGCTAACTGTATCTAAATTTTCTTTCTTCCATTGTATCAGATCGTTTTCTGTTGTCACATAATTATCCTTTTTATCTTTTAATTATCCTAGGAGTATTCTGATATACTAATTTAAAAAATCGAGAAGCATCAGAATTAAATTCTGCTATTTCTAGATTTAAATTCTGTCTTAAATTATTTCCAATTCCTTCTAATTCATCTTCAACATCATTATGTTCAACATGAGTTTTCCAATACTCAGTTAAGTATTCAAAATCTCTAACTTGAGTGTAATCCCAATCAGTACATGCTGTAAGATAACATCCTAATCTAGCACCATACATTGCCCAGGGTCCGTTCTTTACATCAGAACCAACATTGCACCATATCAATAGCCTATGATAATTCTGCCACCAAACTTCCTTTATGTTAGAAGTTTTAGATCCGCGATCTAAGCTCATCTTAACACCTTCACGGAAACCAGCACGCCATGCTTGGAATGGACTTCCATTAATATAACTTGTAGAATAACATTCATTAAACTGATAATATCTTGGATCAAAACAAAATTCAACAACACTTTCAGTATCAGTAGGATCAGAATTTTCATGTGTCTTCATATTGAGAACAAAATCTTTAGTCCAACATTTAAGACCACCGTTGCCATATATTAAGCCATTTATTACATTCTTTCCGCACCACGAAAATACATAATCTTTATTCTTATCGGTTATCTCAATATCTTGTGCAAAAAACTTAGATTCAATTATATTATCAGCATCAACTGTGATAAATCTATCAGTTTCACTTAGATTTGCAGCAGCCTTGTGTGCGCTATCACTACCTTTAACTCCGTGTATACGTTTTGCCCATGGTAATATTTTAACTAATTCAGAATAATTCTTGTCAGCATTAGGTTCGTCATAGCTAATGAATATAGTATCAATATCATGTAATACTAATTTTGTCATTCTATCACCAAATGTAAATAATTGTTAAAATATTTTATAGAAAATATATTACAAGAAACATCCTCAAATTCATTATACGGAATTGTATAACTGTGATATTGTAACAATTTATTTAAAGGTATGTCAAGTGTTTTATATAAAATATTAGGATCATTCTCCGCTGTTATGTAAAGGATAATACTTTTTTTAGAATTTAAATCTCGGTGATACTGGTCTTTTAATTCCCCCGATAATCTAATTCGAAATTCTTTTTTAAAATTATCTTGCTCAACTAGAACATCAAATTGATAATTTATTTGAGAAATCTTTATGTCAGGATCTGCGTTCTTTTTAGGTATCTGATATATTTTATCATCTATCTTAGAAATATGATCAATTGATTTATTTCTTTTGACTAATTGTGTATTTCCATTAATATTTAAAATTTGATAGTCATTGCTAGATATATTAGATTCAAAATCCGTATATGGAAATTTTAAATAAGGATATTCGTCATCTACTTCAAGATAATTTCTAAGATTTATAATAGTCCCAGTGACTGGATCATAATGGAAATAATAAATTATCGGTTCCGGAGGAGCTAGTAGTTTTTTTAAAATTTCTAAATCATCATCCATTTAATTTCTCCTTATAAAGATTCTCATAAACATATTCTACATAATCATTTAAAAAATCTTTTTCAGTATAATGGAAAATTCCAGTTTGTTGATAATTGCTTATTTTTAGAGATCCTTGCTTAGTCAAATAAACTCCACCATAATCCATCCAATTATCAGTAGCTGTATGCCAATTTTGTATTCGACTTTTCATATGGATAAACATTGGATAATCAAATTTTGTTGTTATACTATCTTCAATATCTAATATCTTAATTGCTAACGCAAATACCACATCAATACTAAGATGTTTTGGTTTAGAATTTAATAAAAATTTATCATAAAATTCTTTCCAATTTTTGACTATAATTTCAACTAGTGTCCAAAATTCTTCTGCTAATTTAGATTTTTTAAAATATGTAAAAGCACTATATGTATTTGGTAAATTGTTATCTACAAAAACTTTTCGATAATAATTCTCTGTCACTATTTCATTTCTATATGTTGCTACATTAGATGTAATAAACAAATTATAATTCTTACTAAGATATTTCCACCAATGATCTATATTTGTTAAAAATATCATATCAGCATCAAGTAGAATCGTTTCGTCATATGGTGTTACATGATATATCTTCCAACGATTCTCAATTTTCCATTCAGATTTTAATGCATCATCATACCAAGGAATTTCTATAACATGATCAAAAACTTCTTTATAATGTTCAGGAACAGCATCAACTACATCAGTTATAAGACTTACAGATGTAACTTCTTGTTGAGAAGTTTTTATACTAAGTGCTAATACATATGCCATCCTTACATAATCATTTGAATCACTATTCTGGGCTAATATTAAATAACCTTTAGTTAACATTTAATACCTCTAACAAATTTGTAATGTTTCTATTATAACTATACTTGTTCATGATATGGATATTTTGATTATCTGTTTTAGCCAATGTATATTGACCTAAAGAATTTTTCTTCTGTATTAGAAATACCAAAGTTCCATCAGGATTAACCTGATATAGCTCATCTCGATCAAAAGTGTAATAAATTTCAGCAGGTAACTTTTCCGGAGACGTTATATTAGTAAATCCATTCATTATATGGATAGCTATGCTAAAAATAAAATCATTGCGCAAAACAGGATATGATATTTGATATATAAATCGATAATAATCATAATTTTCAGATATGTGCTGACATAGATTAAAAAATGTTTCTGTCCATGCTGTTTTTCTAAAATAAAAAGCAGTAGCCCAATAAAAATCTACAGTATATTCACTCACCCTTTGAAATTCACTATTCTCTCTATCATATGCTAAATCTATATGTTTAGAATTTATCATAAAATCAGAATTAGAATTCCAAATGTGTTTTAACCTATCATTTTTTATTAATAGATCAGTATCTATAACTAATGTTTGATCATAGGGTGTAAGTTCATATGATCTAGAACGGAACCCGTTATTAAAAACTGTTTTCTTATAATTAATTGATCCGTCATAAAATCTCTTATCGTGTGGAATTGGTCTAGATAAATCATCAGTTAGAATAATTTTATCAAAAATAGTTTTTAAACTAGTATCTTTTTTATTCAACCAATCAATTGTCCCAGAATCGGTTACTAAACTAATTGGAACTTTTAAATGTTTTTCAACATATCTAGCAGAAACATATGCCATCATACCATAATCAATCTCTCGATTATTATGAGCAAATATTAAAACACCCGATGTCATTATATTCCAATCATCGTTAATACTGAACGATTTTTTTTCAAATTAATAAACTTGTGATAATATTCATTGCTTTTTTCAGCATAGATATTAAAGATATTAGAACGGAATTCTTCTACATTGGATATCATATAAGGATTTTCAAAATCATCAATGACTACTACATCTTCAGTATGATCCATTTGTATTAGAGATGTTAGGAAATTTATAAGTTCTCTGTTGATCGTAAATTGATGCCCATTTTCATGGTAGAGACAGTTTTCTCTATATTCTTGTCTCATTAATTCTTTTTGTGTATTAAATGTAACCATCCTATTTGCTACATCGAGAGCAGACTTTAATCTGTCATCCATAAGAAATCTCCAATAATAAAGTAATTATACAGAATTATTGGAG